ATCATCATTCATCATTCATCTCTCTTGATTTGTTATTTTTAGCAGTAATAGCATTTTCAATATTTCTAATTACTGCGCCCTGACTAATTGCTAACTTATAAATAAATTCTCTACGCTCTGTTTCGTAATGCTTAGTATCTAACCATTCTCTAAACAAATTATTGAGAATATCTTCCGTTACCATAGTCATGGTATCCTTCAGCTCTTCACACTTGTAACCTTTGTTAAGTGTTCTCTGGGCATCATCATACACGGATACCTTTTTAGGTTTGCCATCATCCCCCATTTTATGGTTCGGATGTCGATTATAATTGTTCATCTATCTCTCATCATTCATTAGTCATCAAACTATTTAAGTCAGGTCCAACTGGCTGCTGACCTTCCATAGTACCTTGTTGAGCCATCTGTTGTTGCATTTGCTGCATCATAGCTTGTTCTTGTTGTTGTTGTTTCTCGTCAGCATCAGTATCTTGATATAAACTTTGGAAGTCTACAGGTACTTTCTCTGGCATAGGAACACCATCTTTAGCAGCTTTAACAGCAACTTCAGCCCATTTTCTATTAGATTCATCTTCAGCTTGAAGTAATTGACGTTTATTATCAATCTTCTTATTATCAACTTCTGCTTTAATAAGATTAATATTGGCTTGTTTAGTTCCAATTTCTAAATCTCTTTCTGCGTTTGCTCTCTCTGTAGCAGATTGTTGTTGCTGTTGAATCATCTGTTGGTTGTTAGGATCTTCAGGGTCTAACAAGAATCTTGTTGGATCCATACCCATGTTTTCAATTATATCTGTTGCCAGATTAAATGAAGCCATAGGACTAACATATGATGAAGCAGTAGCATCTTGCGCCATCATAGGTAACAACTCTGCTAATTGGTTTAGCTTCGCTGATACGTTCATATTAGAATTCTCGCCTAAATTAGCTTGAATATCTAAATCCATATTTGCTGGTATTCTTTGTAATTCTTCTGCTGTAACTGAAGAATATCCTTTACCTTGTCTAAATCTTAATGGATTCTTAAGATTATTCTTCATTTCTCTAAGAACACCACGACATAGGTCTTTAATACCACTCTCTACAAATCTTCTAGCAATGTGCTCTATTCTAGTTTGAGCTGCATTTTGAGCACCTGCCATTTTAGTTTCTGAATTACCTGATACATATAGTGTATCATTCAAACCTAAAGCTGTTTTAGTTAAACCAGTAGATTGTTCTTTCTGTAAACCTAAGAATTCTAACATACCAGTTGTACCTGAGCTAATAGGCTCTGGTTGAATCTGTTGTATTGCAGCTGTAGGATTACCATTAGTAGCAATAATCTGTTTAGGTAATGGATTCTGTAATGCTGCAAAGTCTACTACATTAGGGTCAGCTAATGTTCTACCATAGTTACCAAAGTAAACATTCTCTACAAATCCTCTAAGAATAGCTGTAGTAGCTTGAGTTTGACTACGAGCCATATCTAATAAAGATAAACCATAAAACTCATGAGGAATCTCAATAGGATTAAGTACAGCTATTGGTATATAACTAACATCATCTTCTTCTAAGATTACGTTACCTGCTTTAATTACGTGCTTAAGCTCTGCAATACCGTCACCGTCTCTATCAGACTTAATCCAACATTCAATAACTGTAACTTCTATATTTGCTTCTTCTTCTTCTGACTGAGAGTTAACATCCCAAGTTGAAATACCTGCTGCGTCTTTTCTAGCAAAGTTTCCAATATCAAAGTCTGCACCATAGATTTCTTCACCTAAGTCACTAATATCACCCTCAAAATCTTTCCAATTCTTACGAATGTCAGAACGGGTCATCTCAGTTACAATACCTACAAACTTAGCGTCATGTATAGATGTAGCCGAACGGTCAATGATAAATGCCTCTGGTGCTACATTTCTTAATTTAACTCTAGATTTATCTATCTTTCTTCTTAGTCTAACATTGCTATATATGATAATTCCGTTATTTTCTAAGGTATTTGTTTCATCTATAGATAAATCACCAATAATTTCTAAATCAGGGTCTGCTAGTATCTGGTCAAGAGAAACTTCATCAATAGTCTCATATTCTTCTATTTCATAGTCGTAATCTTCTTCCCAACCCCAAGTTAATGCACTGTTTCCTAATACTACAGCACTCTTAATCCAAGTAGAAAGCTTACTCCAACCATCAGAATTAGAGTTAAATAGACAATAATTGACTACATCACTAGCAACCTGAGCGTTTTTAATCGAGCTTACGCTATCATCATAAGGAGTAAACATAGCTAATTTATTATTGTCAAGTAAAAGCTTAACAATAAGAGCTGTATACCCCTCTGCTATTTCTGCTGAATCTGAAGCTACTATTTTAGAAACACCTTGAGGAGCTAGATCACCTCTAGCTTCTAAACTCATTTCATAAATAGAATTTTCTCTTCGCTTAGCTACATCAGATGTGCCAGGAAAGAATCCCCCATCTGAATTTCTAACATATCTGTCGATAGATTCTATCAACTGATCGTCTGATACTTTCTCGATTTTCTCGCTCATTTATTCTCTCTTTCTTTTATTTACTTTTGATAGTAAGTGTTGTATGGCGTATTATAATTCATAGAACTTCTTAACATTTCAGCTGCTTCTACTCTGTCAGCCAGTGGACCAGACATTACAAATGGTCTTTGCTGTTCTGCTAACATACTAATTTGTTCTACCATATCTCTAGGAGGCAAATTAAACATACCCCATTTATCTTCTTTTGCTCCTTTGCCTAATCTATACCCAGCCCAAGGCTCCATTTCATCAATAGAAGGCTGATTCCATATATTAGCTTTACGAGCTTCATTTACTAAATCAGAATTATCTTCTGCTATACCTTTCATATATAATGCAGCGCCTAATTGACTGTATTCATCTTCTAGTGGATTATATCCCATATTTATAACCAGTTAGTTGTATCTGTATAAGATGATTGATTAGTCTCACTCCAACTAAATTTGTTTGCTACTAATCTCTCACCATCCGTTCTATAAGCCTCACAGCATATAGCTAAAGCCATTACAGTATCATCTGTCTTTCCTACTGCTGCTCCCATCTTAGTACCTCCTGAAAGAGTATTATGTAATACATAATCCCTTAATTCATTTAGCATTAATCTAGAAGGTATGCTAATATCAAAATCCTTAATCATACTTTGTAAGTTCGATATTATAGGCGTTTTTGTTGCTGTTGTGGTTTTAAATCCCAAAGTATTTATAACATCAATCTGAGCATTAGCTGTTTTCTTCTGTCTATAAATATTAGGATAGTTCATATAATGTAACTGTTGTAAGGTAGCTATACCTACTGAATTACTCTCACAGCTTAAAAGACAGTTATTATACCATCTCCCTAAATAAAATAATACCTGACCAAACCTAGTCGGATCTATTCTATTATTCCTGTACATAGCGACTACTTCTCTGTCACTAGTCATTACTACTGCAGCACTGTAGTCTCCTCCTACTCCCTGAGCTACATCTGCTCCAATAATATATTTTTTCTTCATGCTTGGTGCTTCCCAAACACTTAAAGACCCCTCTTTATTTAAGTCAAACAAAGAGTTAGCCTCTGAATATTCTCTAATACTTTCAGGATCTACTGGTAAGTACTTATCTAATGCCTCTGCATCAAACACCCCCTTACCACTCTGAATAAAACTCTCTTGAGCTGTAAAAGGATACTCCTGTCTAAATAACATAGAAGAGGTTTCACTTATCTTAATCCTCCTCCAGAATAGCTGATCATTATCTAAATTATATTTTTTAGCTAATTCTTCTTCTTCACTATCCTTTTCAAATCCCTCTGGAGCTTTTAATCTATATTCATCCTGTAAATACCACGGCACAAATAAAGGTTTAAAGTATCCTTCTCCCTTCTCCGCCTTATTCCATAGCTCATAATAAACTCCCTGAGCACCATTAGACGTACTATTTACAATAATAATACTTCCTTTATTTAAAGCTATCGACTGAAATAGACCTGCTAATACCTTTTCCCCACTCTGAAAGAAAGCAGCCTCATCACATAATAAAGCATTATTCGTAGTACCTCGTCCAGGGTTATCAGCACCAGCTGTAAATACTCTATACTTACTACCATTATTAGCAAATGACATTTCTCTTACATTAGACTTATCTAAAGTAGGTTGAATATCCTCTGGTAAATTCTCCCAAAAAGTCTGACTCATACTAAAGATACTCTCCGTAGTAGGTCGGTCAAGAGAAATAATTACCGCTTTTGTATTACTATAAAACAATGACCTATGAAAGATTAACGCAGAAGAAATAGTACTAAATCCTGCTTGACGATATTTTGAGATAATAAGTCTTACATACCCCTGTTCTTTCATCTGACGATTAAATTCTTTAACAATTCTTTCTTGTGCTGAATTAATCTTTAAGGATACTAAACCTAATGAAGCGTCTTTAGGATAAATTTTTAAACATTCCTCTATAAACATTTTAGGATTGTTCTTCCACTGTTTCCACTTCTCTCTTTTCTCAAGCTCTGCTTGTAGTTCGTTTAACTCTCTAATCTCTGAGGGAGTTAGGAATGTTGAGTCTTCAACTTCCGCTTGTTCATTTTCTTCAATCATCTTTCAAACTCGCATGTGTGTTATGTGTGTGTCTTTTTTGGTTCTTCGGTTCCCGTTTGGTTTCCGTTGCCCCCCCCGTTCGTTTGCGTTCGGGGTCTTTGTTTTGTTTTTTT